CTTGCCAGCCAGGATAAAACCCCGACGATAACATCCATAGTCAGCGAGACGATTCCGCACCTCAAACGTGGAGCCATCCGTGACTTCCAGTCCATCCTCGGGGATGCCTTCGACGACAAGGCGTGGAACAAGTCCGACCTCATCTACACACTCCCTTCCGGCTCCATCATCGAGTTCTTCAGCGCGGACCAGCCTGGCAAGGTACACGGTCCGGCCCGCGACCGCCTTTTCCTCAACGAGGTGCAGAACATATCCATGGACATCGCCCGACAGCTGTTCGTCCGTACCAAGGGGAAAATCATTTTGGACTACAACCCCACCGCATCCTTCTGGGCAAACGAAGTGATTGAGGCAAGGGACAACTGCATCCGCGTACACTCCACCTACAAGGACAACGTGGATTGGCGCACGGGGGAGTCCTTCCTTACGGACGAGCAGATTGCAGAGATAGAGTCCAACAAGGGAGACAGCAACTGGTGGAAGGTTTACGGCCTCGGCGAGGTGGGAATACTTGACGGTGTTATCTACGACTTCGAGCAGATAGACGCGATGCCTGACCCTGCCGGGCTTCGGGAGGTGTGGGGTATTGACTTCGGCTTCACGCACGACCCCACGGCCATCGTCCGCGTGCTGGCCGACACCGGGCGCAAGGTGGCCTACATAGACGAGCGGGCCTACCGTACCGGTATGCTGAACCGTGACATTTCAGCCGTTCTCCAGGCAGAGGGCATCCGCCGGGGAACGCACATCTGGGCCGATGCCGCGGAGCCCAAGAGCATCGCAGAGATAGGCAGGGACACGGGCCTCCAGGTGCTGGCCTGCAACAAGTCCGCACCCAGCAGCGGAAGCCGCCTCACCTTCCAGATACAATGGATGCAGGGATGGAAGTTATGCGTTACAAAACGGAGCGTGAACTGGATTAAGGAGGCCCGCAATTACACATGGGCGAAAGACCGGGACGGGAACCTGCTCAACGAGCCGATAGACACATGGAACCACCTCATGGACGCGACCCGCTACGCGGCCTATTCCGAGCTTGCGGGCATTGGCGGGAACTACTCAATAGGATTTAACAGATGATAATATGATAGACAACTACGCGGCCCTCACGGTGGGGCGATTCATGCAGATAGACGCGGTGCTCCGTTCCGATGCGGAGGAGCTGGACAAGCAGGTTGAAATTATCGCTATTTTAGCCGATAAGACCACGGATGAAGTGTTACTACTACCGCTGGAGGATTACGCCCGTATGGCCGCGCAAACGGCCTTCCTGCGGGAGCCGTGCAAGCCCACGGAGATAGTGGACGGATGGAGGTACGAGGACCTGGTCCCCGTGACGGATTTCCGGAAGATTAACACCGCGCAGTATGTGGACTTTCAGTCCTTCGCCAAGGATTTCCCTGCCCGGCTCCCGGAGTTGCTATCCGTGTTCATGGTCCCGGAGGGCAAGGCGTACAATGACGGGTACGATGTGGGCGTGGTGCAGGAGAAGGTGAAGGGCCTACCGCTGGCCGATGCCCTGGGCCTTGCGGCTTTTTTTTTCGGGCAGTTTGTGAGATTAACCGAGGATTCCCTAACCTCCTGGGCTACGGAGGCGATGAAGACGAAGGACCCGAAGAAGAGAGGAGCACTACGGAAGAAGATGCGCGAGGTGCAGAGTCTTTTGCAGAGCGTTGGGGCTGGGTTGCCAATGTAGACCGCGTGAGTGAGGCGATGCGCTGCTCCTGGGACGAGGTGTGGATGATGCCCGCCGTGCAGTTTCTCAACGTGCTGGCCTACCGGAAGGACAAGGCGGAGTGGGAACGGAGGGCGATGGAGAACTGGAAGCGCAATCACTAATTACATATACCGGGCAAATTATATTTTCTTTCAGTAATTGGCAGAAAAAAAGGTTTTTATTTGCAAAGTAAAAACAAAGGGATTGTAAATCGCTGATTCAAAGCAATATCCTTTCTTTTTTATTAGAAATAAAATGGCCGAGCCGCTTTTCTATCCGTCACACCTGCTCCAGATTCTCGAAGACCTGGCAAGGGATGTGCGCGACAACTACAAGGAGCACCTGGAACTGCACGACCGCATCGCTTCCGGTGACCTGCTCCGCAGTATATCCACGGAGGTGGAGGTGAACGGCACGACTTACACCGTCTGGCTCAACCTCGCGGATTACTGGAAATACGTTGAAGAAGACACGAAGCCGCATTGGCCCCCGAAGGATGCGATTGACCGCTGGATATTCATTAAGCCAGTCATTCCCCACGGGAGCCCGAAACCCCCGTCCCCGGAGCAGCTTTCCTTCCTCATACGCCGGAAGATTGCAACGGAGGGCACGAAGGGGACCCACGACCTACGCGACACGAAGAACGCAGTCCTGCCTATGTACGAGGAAAGGCTGCTGGAAGCCCTGCAACGCGACACCCTGGAGTACATAGAAAAAGTCCTGCCGTGAGGCACGCACCCAAGTTTTTCATAATTGTTTACACGCAGCCGACCCGCCTTTCAATTACGAAGGGCGGGCCATTTATATTTCCAAGAAAAGCACACGACACATGGCCGCACCAATTTGGAAAGACTACAACGTACAACTTGCCTCCATCGCATCGCTCTACCCGGACGGGCTGCTCTACCGCATCGCCACGGGCGGCACGGTGATATTCCAGGGCCGGGCCTATCCGCGCCCAGGGGCAACGAACATAGTCACCCGCATCAACGACATTTGCGCCAACTACCTGGACCATATCTTCTACCTGGATGAATCCTACCACGGACGCTATCGGGCCACGTTCCTGGTGCAAGCGTATATCTCCGGCGGCTGGTCCTCCATCTCCACGGTGGAGTTCCTGAACGACTGGAGCTATGACCACCAGTATAACCCCGCCACGGACGGCCTCGCCTTCCCCGTGGATAAGGTCATTTCCGGGAGGCAGATGCTCCTGCAATCGCAGTACTCCGCTTCCAGCATTACGGCCTACGTTCACCTCGCCAACGGAACCACGGTGCAGGTGGTGCTGACCATTGAGAGCCCCGGCGATTACAACAACGACTATAACAACGACTTCGCCCGCATGGTGAAGGACTATGACGGGGCCGCTATCCTGGATATGCGGAACTATCCCACCGCCGTGTCGGTGGACCTGGGCGGAATCCACTACACGGTTGAGCAGGGAACCTGCAACCGATATGTCATTTACTACGTTAACGCCTACGGCGGCTGGGACTCGCTGCTCATTCGCGGCAAGGCCACAATGGCCGATACCATCACCCACTACAACCGCCAGATGCTCTACGACAACACGAAGACATACGCCCGTGGTAAGCAGAACTACGTTAATGACCTGGTGCGTGATTTTGATTTCTTCACGGCCTGGATGAACGATGTGGAGAGCAGCAAGATGCACCACGTTCTCAATGCAACGTATATCTACCTGCATGACCTGGTGACGGACGAGGTTCACCCGCTTATCCTCACCGGGAACCGCTGCATCTACAAGACCTTCCGCAATAGCGGGAACAAGCTCATGGCCTACGAAATCAACGCGGCACTTGCCCAGGACCGCATAAGGAGATAACGCCATGCGAAGGAAAATCGAACTCTATATCGAAGGCCGCATGGCGGATATTGACGAGCAGGGAATCATCCTCTACAACTACGCCTTCACGGAGTTGCAGACCCCGTCCGTGGTTAAGAACTCGTTTTCCAAGTCCGTCACCTTGCCGGGCACTCCCACCAACGCCTCCATCTTCGGCCACTACCACCGCCTGGATAGGGCAGCGGGTTCCGGCTTCGATGCGGGGAAGAAAACCCCCTTCGCCATCTATGACGATGCGGGCCAGATACTCGAAAGCGGTTACATCAAGCTCAACGCCGTGGTAACGAAAGCCTCCATCGTCACGGGCTACAAGGTCACCTTCTACGGCGGCCTCGGTGCGTTCTTCTACAACCTTTCCTATGGGGCCAGCGGTAACAAGCTCACCCTGGCCGACCTGGACTATAACAATATGCACCTGGAGGAGTTCCCCATCAACGCCACGACCATCCGCGCCGCGTGGAGCCGCCTCCGCAGTCACGACCAGTCCCAGGGGATTGCAGACCAATGGGATATTATCAACTTTGCCCCGGCCTACAACGGAATCCCTACCAGCAAGTTCTCCGCCAACAAGGCCGTGATTGATACCGTGGCTTGCGGCCTACCCGCTACCGTGGTGGACGGGACGGATACCTACAACGATAAGGACGGGCTTACCCTGCTCAACATGGCGCAAAGCCATGACGAATGGGCCACGAAGGACCTGCGCTCCTATATGCAGCGGCCCGTCATTTCCATGAAGGCGTTTCTGGAGGCTTGTGTGGATTTCGCGTACTACCTGGGCACCCGCCTGGATATATCCGCCGTACCCGCCGCCCTCTATACCAACGTGTGGAAGACACTGCCTATGATTCCCGGCCTGGGCACGTTCAAGCAGGTGACCGGGGACGGGGAGATAACCTATACCCGCAACCAGGAGGATGGGGAATACATCGCGCAGTTGTCCGTGTCGGGAGTTCCCCAGGGAGCGTCACAAAGGGCGCGTATTTCCGTTGTGGCGAACTTCAATAACCCGCAAGGCTCCCCGATGCCCAACGCTACGATGTGGTCCTATACGGAGTCTGGCGGCCTTGCGGTGAACCACCGGATGCTCACCTTCGTTCAATGCGTGGCCGTGGACGGAAACGCCCGCATCGCCGGAAGTGAGGTGAAGGTGCTATGTGGCTGGACCTCGCGCAGCGGCCAGGCGCTTGCCGAGGCCGTGGGCTTCACGCCCTGGGCCGCCGCCGCCTTCGAGGACCC